ACACCCATTCAACAGGAAACAACAGACCACCACCGAAAGGTGGAATTTGGAATGTTGATCTGTGAGGAGATCCGCGGTCCAACGACTGATTCGAAATCATTTGATGGACAAAAGGGTGTTCCCTATACACGGACATCGGCACAGTGTCAGCCACTTTCTCAAAAGCATCTGAGAGAGTGGAAATAGTGACATCGTTATCTCTCTGCATCTCATTAATGGCCATTTGAAGCCACCAACAAAACGGAGGAACCTTATCAGGATCATCTCCGAGAAGTAATTCTCGAAGAGGTCGTTCGGCTGGATAGCCAAACCCACCCATCCATATTGGAAGGTGTAGCAGTTTCATAAGGTTACTTACCTGTTCAGGGAAAGTTACCTTAATCCACCGGACACAATCATTCAAAGGAAAAGATATACGGTCCCGGACCTTAGTGATTAAAAGAGGCGCAAGCCTCCAGTCATTAAGGGCACTTTTAACAAGTGCAGTGGGTAAAGGTGTTATTTCACCACCGTCAGTGAACTGCCTTTTGGCAAATTCACCACAACTCGGTGTTCCAGACTCTGAAATGAATGATTTTTGTAAATTAATCTTCATTCCTAGAGATTCTACTAATCTGAGATAAGTCTCTGCTAGTAGCTGGTGAGCGATAACAATGTCATCGCCCAGTATACAGTATCTCCCTGTAGGTTTCACCTTACAGATCGACGATGCTATATACACTAAGGCATGATGTGAGAGGGCCATGATCGGCCATGAGGCGTATAGCCCCATTGGTTGACCAACGGACCAACTCACTTTACCTTCAACAACCTCGTTGCTATCTTTGATACGATAACTAAATTCCCTGGTCGAAACCAGTTCTAACCATGCTTCCCCGACTTCGTCACCGTAAAGGTGATTAAGCACATCGGCTTGAATCCTAGCAGGAAACAAGTCAGTGCATGAGGAATGGTCAAAACTTGCCACAAAATCACTATCACTAGTGACGCGTGACAGGAACTTAGCCCCTTTCTCTTGGTCGAACGTGCAGTCCTCTGGGATTCTTTCCAGAATATGCATTAAAGAATCATGGATAGGTTTCAAGACATTTTGGGAGAACGAATCTCCTATAGCAATGATCCTTACCTTCCCCGCCTTTTCAGGCAGGAAGGAAAGTTTACCGGACCGTAATTCTTGTCGTTCTGATTCCGAAAGTGAGTCCATTATAACCTCATGCCAATCTGGCAACGAGTGTATAACGGCACAACCATGGGCCATAGCTGCAACAGCTTTGCCCAACCTCGTAACCTTTGGAAGAAGATTTTCTTCAACCAGGG